GTAATTAGTTGCGTATTGATTTTTAGCCTCTTCAATAACTTCTTTTTTTAGTTGTTTTAACATTTTTTCCCCTCCACGTTTTCTTTTAACTCTCTTTTTAGGGCTTTTATAGGCAAGCCCCTAGCCTTTTATTAATCACCGTAAAATATTTCATATTTAAAGGTAACGCCGTTTGATTCATAAAAATATAGAATATCTTTCCCGACTTCTTGCACAACTCTTTTCCTTATTTTTCTTTTACCCGCAAGCATGGGAACTATATAGGAAAATAGTTCTTTGGCTCGATCGACTGTCGGCTCTTTATCTTCGTAAAGGATTGCGCCGGTTTTTGTGTCGCATGATGTCATTTTTACCATAAATTACCCCTCCAAAATTCTAATAAATATTAATAGCGGTATATAAAACGCAAGTAATAAAGGAAATAAAACGCCTTTAATTTTCGTCATTTTCTTCTACCTCTATGCCGTACTCTTCGGCAATGCCCTCATGATTTTCTAACCAGTCGGCAAGCTCCTCAAGATAATAATCTCTAATATCTTGCACGAGCATATAGCTGTTTACGGTTTCAAGATTGCCATAACCGTTAAACCTTACAGGGTCAACAATTCCGTGCACATCACCGTATATAATGGCTCTTGCTAATTCGTAAGCGTCCATATTTTCGGCTAGTTCTTCAAGGTCGTAAATTTGGCAGAAGTCAAAGCTACCATCATAGCTGTTAGCCTCCTGGCACATCGCCAATAGTTCATCGTCATACTTTTCTTTTAGTTGTTCTAAGACTGTCACTTTTTTTGTTCCTCCGTTCTTAAGGTTTTGAGGAGACCCTCTTTCCTTACCTATATAGTACACCTTTTTAATGTATAAATCAATAAAATAGTACACTTTATTATAAAGATATGCATATTTTTTTGATTTATTATAAAAATATTTTCATGTTGCAATTCATTAAACACCATGTTACCATAAAGACACGAAAGGAGCATAACATGACAAACGAAGAAATCAAAATAGACATTAATATACTATTGATAAAAGAAGGCAAGCAAAAAAAAGACATTGCCGAAAGGTTGGGAATTAGTCGGCAAGGTTTGACAAACATTTTAAACAAAAAACATATAACAATAGATGATATTACGAAGATAGCCGACGCCGTGGGCTATGATGTAGTAATAAGCTACAAAAAAAGAGATATATAAAAGGCGTTATACAATCCCCTAGGGCTTTATATAAAGCCCTTTTATTATAGGGGGGTAGTACCCCTAGTATTTACAGATAAACAGAAATAGTAGTATAATAATGTGCGCATAAAAAATAAAGAAAAGAAGGGCGCGCCCTTTATCCTTTCCATATACACCCAACACCCCAAAAGAAAAATATATCCCTTGGGGGTACTGGGGGATATAGGGGTATATACTATGATTATTTAGCCCCTCAACTAAGTTAAATTTTAAAAAAGGCTTCCCCAACTAACTTAAAAAAGAAAAAGCCCCTTACTAAAAAAGCCCCATGGCCAACCACATCACTCAAGAACAACGCTACATCAAAAAAATCAAATCCCTACCTCAATCCTTTTCTACCCTAAAGGACATTTTTGATTTAGCCGTTTCCATTAACGACGAGGAATCTGTAAGATGGGTTCGTAAGGAAGCCATGAAAATACCTAACAAAGAATGTTACGGTTTAGTCCGTGACACTTATTTCCATTTAGGACAATACTACTTTGACGATTATTTAATCGGCTGTGAATGGAATCGTCCTGACACTGCCCAATTTTATTTACCCCGAAGAAAAATCCTAGAGGGTTCTCATCATTTAGTTTCTACCATTCAAAACTTCATGGACTCTGACAAGAGGTATTTATCCATCTCACTGCCTCCAGGCACTGGTAAAACAACTTTAATCAAATTCCTTCTCGCTTTTATCATTGGTAAATACCCTCATTCGTACAATATGTACTGTTCTTATTCTGATGCTATGACCAAAACAGCTTATGATGCCGTTAAAGACATAATTTGTTCAGACGAATACTGCCATCGTTATATTTTCAACATGGATGAACCCTACTGTTCGGCTGAATACAAAACCATCTCGTACAATTCAGACGGAGATGCTCCTACCTTGGGTCTAACTTCAATCGGAGGGTCAGTTACAGGTAGAACCCGTGCTTCTATGTTTTTAGTTTTAGACGATACCGTCAAAGATTCAATTGAGGCCTCTTCCCCAACTCGTATGCAAGGGTTAAACGATTTCTTAAACAACACTATCCGTTCTCGTAAGTTATCTACTGCAAAAGAGATTCAACTAGGGACAAGGTGGTCAATTTATGACCCTATCTGTACGATGGAACTAAAATACGAAAGCGACCCCAAGTATAAATTTGTCTCAGTTCCTGTATGTGACGAAAACGGCCATTCCAATTTCTTATATGACCACTCTTCAGCTTATACGGACGAATTCATTGCTGAGATTAGGAAAAACATGAGCCCCGCTCAATTCTCTGCTTTATATATGCAGCGAGGAATTCAAGAGGCGGGAATGAGATTTACCAATTTGAAATATTACAATGGGATATTACCATCAAACGGTTATTTTGTTGGTGTATGCGACGTTGCGTGGGGTGGTGGAGACAATCTTTCGTTCGTTGTCGCATATGTTTCAGAAGATATTTACATCGTAGACGTTGTTTACGACCCTCATGATAAATCCATCACCAAACCACGTGTTGCCAACATCATTCAAAAATATGGTGTTTATAAGGTTCGTTTTGAAGGAAACTTAGGTGGCGATGAATACGCTGACGATATAAATTCCATCTTGCGCTCAAGAGGTTATGCTTGTGCTATCTCCTCAAAAAAAGCCTCCAATAAAAAATCGAAAATTCAAAAAATCGAACAGTTCCAAGATGATATTCTAAATTTTTATTATCTAGAACCTGCTTTACAATCAAGAGAATATCAACTTTTCATGCAAGACTTAAAATCATTCTCATTCACTGGCAAGAATCTTCATGACGATGCGCCCGATTCTTTGGCGCAACTAGCAGACTACTTATTAAAGCCAAAAAGCGCAAAAGCCATCAAACCTATCTTTTAATTTTTACAGAATATAATAAAATGTAGTCATGAACGGAAGAAACAAAATTATCGTAGACTACTTAACTATCAATGACGAAAATGTTATGGACGTTTATTTAGATGCTCAGGGGCAATTCCAAACCTTAAAGGGCCAGATTCAAAACCTCTATAACATTTATCGTGGGCAGACCAAAATTGACCAGAAAGAAAAGGAAACAAGAAAGGACATCAACTTCAAAATCACCGAAAACATTCCTTATCAGATAGTCAATTTTAAAATCGGTCATATTTTTGGCGAGCCTGTGCAATATGTCGCTCGTAATTCCAATATTCTCGAAGTAGACAAATTCAATGACTTAATGAAACGCCTTTCTAAAGGTGCAGAAGACAACGCCTTAGCAGAATGGTTGTTTATTTGTGGGGTTGCCTATAGATACATCAAACCCAACCCTTTTAAAATCAAAACTCTCTCTCCATTAAACACCTATTTAATTAGGTCAGATGATGTCTTGAATTCTGTAATTGGAGGAGTTGTGGTAACGACCCATAAGGGAGTAGACTTAGCTTATTTATACACTCCCGAAAAAATCTATACCATCAACCAAGGCATAAATTACGAAGTGAGTGATAACAATCTAGGTTTTGTTCCAATTGTTGAGTACACCACTCAATCTCGTATTGGAGCGTTTGAACCCGCTATCCCTTTAACAGATGCTATCAATTCTTTACAATCTAACCGCATGGACGATATTGCCCAAATCGTCAACTCAATTTTAATTCTATACGGTGCAGAAATGGATGCTGAAACCCATGACAAATTAGAACAGTGGAAAACCCTAATGTTGCCAGATGGGGCAGATGCTAAATATATTTCTCCTCAGTTAGGAAACCAAGTCCAAGATTTTAAAAACGATTTATACCAATCTGTTTTAAACATTTGCGCAATGCCTAATCGAAACGGGGGAAGTTCAACTTCAGACACTGGTAGGGCTGTAATTTACCGTGATGGTTGGACGGATGCCGAGGCTTACGCCAAAATCATCGAGGCAAGGTTTATCGAGTCCGAAAACAAATTCTTAGAGTTCGCTTTCTCCATTGTAAGAGACGTTGAAAACATCAACTTAACTTTAGACGACATTGACGTTAAGTTTGCTCGCCGTTATACGGACGATTTATTAACAAAGGTCCAAGCTATGCAACAGATGATGGCAGCGGGAATCAAACCCGACATCGCAATCTCCACATCGGGAATCTGGAATGACCCCACTACCGTTGCGATTGAATCAAGACCTTACTTAGTAAAGTGGGAGGAAGAAAATGTACGAGAAGATGGACAAGAGGCTTCTTACTTACAAGAAACGAGTACAGAGATTATTCTCTAGATACCATTCAATCATACAAGGTATGGACGAGCTCCATACCTTGAATTCCATTAACGAACTCTACTCAACCTTAAAAAAAGAGACCTTCGAGGAATTTTTGTTAATCGCCAAAGATTATGATGGCATGACTGAAGAAGAATTGAATGAAATATTACTCGGATATAACGAAACCACAGAATACGTGTATGACAACGAATTTGAGCGTAAAAAATCCCGTTTGTTTGAATCATTAATTGCTGCGGGGGCGTTGAAATCGCTTTTTAACAGGGCCTTTAATTTACTTTGGAGGCAAATCGTAACTTACGCCATTAACGTAGTGGACGTTTCACGTTTAAACAAAATGAAATTAAACGGCGTGAAAAAAGTTCGTTGGGTCACTGTCGAAGATGAAAAAACTTGTGAAGTCTGTAGAGAAAGAGATGGGAAGATTTACCCCATCGGCAAAATCCCCTCAAAGCACTACAATTGCTGTTGTTACTTTGAACCTATTGAAAGTTAGAAGAATTACAATATAATAAAATACGTAAATGAGAGAGAACTCTAAACGCAAACAGGAGAGAACCTTAAACACAAGAAAGAGAGAACTTTAAACACGAAATGAAAATTAACACAACCTTGATTGAAGGGTTCGACACCATGAGCCCCGAAGAGCAACTTAATGCTCTTAAAAACTACGATTTTACAGATTTAGTCGATAAAACTCAATTCGACAAGACGGCTTCTGAGTTAGCCAATTACAAGAAGCAACTTAGAGAAAAGCTTTCAGATGAAGACAAGCGCAAAGCCGAGATTGAAGAAACTTTGAATTCTTACAAAGAACAAATCGAAGCACTCCAAAAGGAAAAGCGCTCTAGCGACTTACGCAATCGCTTTATGGGTATTGGTTATCCCGAAGGCGATGCAAAAAAGGCCACTGAGGCTTTGATGAATGACGACCTAGACACCTTATTCTCCGTTGCCAAAACATTCAATGACGGCGCTGAAAAGAGGGTCAGAGCCAATATTCTCAAAGAACAGAAAGACCCTAACGGTCACGAAAAGAAAATCACAAAAGAAGATTTTAAAAAAATGACCACTTCTGAACGCTTCCTATTCTCTAAGGAAAACCCCGAAGTCTATAAAGAATTTTATGGAGGAAAATAATGAATCAATATTACGATAACGAATTTATCTCTAATGAAGTTGAGGATGCCCTTAATTCTCATTTAGATTTGACCCGTTTCTGCACCATTAACAATGACTTAGTCGGCGTGGCTGGCGACAGAATCAAATTTAACGTCTATTCAGCCACCAATGGTACGCAAATCCTTGACTTAGGAGAGGGAAATACTCAATCCATTCAGACTCGTTTATCTTCTGAAGAATATCGAATCTTGTTAGCACAGAATCGTTTCGATTATTACGATGAAGAACAGATGCGTGACCCTAATGTCGTTCCGGTTGGAATCGATAAGGCCGCTAAGGATTTATACAACACCGAACAAGGCATGATTTACGGTGAATTCTTAAAAGCACCTCAAACAGAAGTAAGCGCTTTTGATTTCAACGCTTTTGCTGACGCCGTTTCTGTCTTGGATATTCCAGAAAATGAAGAAGTCGATATTTTCGCTTTGGTCCACCCAAAAGATGTTGCGACTTTAAGAAAGTCTTTAAAAGACACTCTTCAATACGTTGAGGCTTTTGCAAGGACTGGCTATATCGGTTCAGTTGCTGGAATCAATGTTTACACCAAGAAAGATGCTGTCCAAGGTGTTGTAGTAATCGGTATGAAAGATGCCGTTACTTTATTCAACAAGCGTGGCACTGAGACCGAACAAGAAAGAGATGCGAATACTCGCATGAACTCTATCTTCAACCGTAAGTACTTCGTTCCTGTTTTAACGGATGCTTCTAAGGCCGTTACTTTAAACAACGGTGCAGTCTCTGCCCTTAAGACTTTAACTATCGGTGATGTCTTACTAGGTTTCCAACCTGGTGTAACAAAATACAAAATCACTACGCCAAACGCTACTGACACTATTACTGCCACTGCTTACGATGAAGGTGCGACCCCTGTAATTAAAAATGGTGTAACCACAGTTACTTCTGGCACGGCCGCAACATGGGTCAATGGCAAAAACACTGTAACTGTCACTGTTACCAACGGAAGCGCCTCTACTGTCTACACGATTGACGTACTTTGCGAAAACGCGGGGGAGTAATCTCTCCCGACAATGCGCTAGTCAATAAGGCGAAAGTCAACTTGGCTAAAGTTGGGAAAGAATAGGCGCTGGAAAGGTTTATATGGCTTACGAAAAAACAACATGGAATGACGGCGACTTAATCACCGCCGAAAAATTAAACAAGCTTGAAGATGGCGTTTTAAATGAGCAGGTCGGTCCTCAAGGTCCAAAAGGAGATACTGGTCCAAAAGGTGATCCTGGTCAGCAAGGCCCAAAAGGCGACAAAGGTAAATGAACTCTTAGCCGCTTTAAGGACAAGAGGCATTATCAGTTAAATTTAAAGGAGGTTTTATATGACAGTAGATGAAAAAATCACTATGTTAAAGACCCTCATTGAGAATCCTAATGAGGATGAATTAAAAAGCCTCCTTTATCTTGCTGGGGAAGCCATTTTGGATAAACTTCAACCTTTTGGTGAGCGAACGGTCGAAGAAGTGCCAACTAAATACGAAAGTATTCAGATACGTTTAGTTGTTGAAATGTATAACCGTCATGGAGCTGAGGGTCAAACTTCTCATTCTGAAAACGGCATTTCTCGCACATTCCAAAATGATTCACCCTTATTAGACAAAGTGACCCCTTTAGCTTATGCGCTCGCTAAGGAGTAACAAACGCCCTCTATATTACGCTCACTACGAGGGTGAACAACCTATTTACAAAGACGGACTTAATACACTTCAAAAACAAAGAGTTTGGGGCGAAAAACAAGAGTATATGTGCAACTATTCCACTCAAACGGGAAATATGGAAACAGATGCTTTTGGCAACGTCACCCAATACTCTTTAACAATCGTGACGGTCGAGGAATGTCCTTTCAAAGAAAACGACAAGATATGGATTGACATCGCCCCCGAAGAAGAAGCCAACTACACCGTTACAAGAGTTGGTAAGGGATTGAATTCTTATCTAATTTCCCTAAAAGAAAATGTCTAAGCCTCTTACTAAATCAATTAAGTTCGTCCAAAAGTATATGAAAATAGACGACCTCATTTTAAAGGACTTGGCGGAATTTGGCGTAATGTCCATCAAAACCAAGTTCGCTAACGCCGATTATCAGCGCTCCCCTCAAATCAATGTCTACTACAAGATTTCTGGACATGAATTGACTTTGTACGCTGATGGTGAAGACGTGGCGTTTATTGAGTTTGGAGCTGGTGTGAGATTTGGAAATGGTTACTCTGGCCCAAAACCATCTGGCATCGTACCAATCGGAACATATGGAAAAGGGTATGGAAGTAACCCCGAGGGCTGGTATTACCGTGAGAATGGAACTTTGACCCACACATACGGAAACCCCCCAGCCGAGGCGATGTATGGGACATTAAAGGAAATTGCAGAAAGGGTATTGAACTATGGTAGATTACTCTAATCAATTATTTAATTACCTTGCCGAAAATTACAAAGGTAATATAATCGTTCAAAATATTCAAATTCCCTCCTCGTTCCCAACGGTCACGATAGACGAGACTTCAAACATCGATGTTGACCTTGACTCTGATAGTGCAAAATACGCCAGAGTCGAATATCGAGTCCAAGTCTTCACAACAGGTGATTCCAAACGCACTGATGCACGGGATATTTTTTCTCAAATTGATACTTTACTACAAAAATATCTTCGCAAGATTTCTTATACCACTACCCCTGAGATTTATAACTCTGACGTTTACTGTATCGAGGTTACTTATAGGGGCGTGGTCGACTCAAACGGGACATTTTATAAAGGAGACGAATAATGGCTATTTCAAGTTATCAAGTAACGCTTAAATGGGGCGACGCTGCCGAAACATTGACTAAGTTATGCCCTATTAAGGATTACCCAGATTTATTTGGTGACCCCAACACTTTAGAGACCACCACATTAGACGACAATCAGCAAACTTTCATTCCTGGCATTAAAACTTCCGACACAATGGCTTTTACCGCCAACTATGACAAAGATACTGCTCAAGAACTCCAAACTGCTGAAGGTAAACACAAATTCTTCGAGCTTGATTTCTCGGATGGTTCTAAATTCACCTGGGAAGGCTCTGTTTCTTTAGGAATTCCAGGAAAAGGCGTAGACGAAGTCGTTGAAATGACAATCAATATCGTACCTTCTACTGTAATTACTCTAGGTGAGGTTAGTGAATGATTGAACTAACTTACGATGGAAAGAAATATGCACTTGAATACACCCGAAGGACAGTAAAACAAATCGAAAGAATGGGCTTTGACTTCACGCAATTAAGCTCGAAGCCTGTTACGATGATGCCTTTACTTTTCTATGGAGCTTTCTTAAAAAACCATCCGAAAGTTAAAGCAGATAAAGCAGAAGCAATTCTCGCTGATATGGAAAACAAGGACGGCTTGATTGCTGAACTTGGAAATATGTATGCAGATACTTTAAATTCCCTAATTGGCGATGATGGTACTGAAAAAAACGGGAAGTGGGAAGTGAAGTAACACTTCCCTCATTTTCAAGCATCTTTGAAGAAAAATTCCCTTATTTCTTGTCTTTAGGGATGAGTTTTACGGAGTTTTGGGATGAAGAACCCTCTGTTGCAAGGGCCTATCTCAAAGCCGATGAAATCAAAACAGAACGTATTAATTCAATCTTGTGGCTGCAAGGCCAATATATACGCTCAGCCATGTATTCAAGCGTTGGAAATATGCTTGGCAAAAAGAAAATCGAATACGTTAAAGAACCTTTCCCGTTGTCTGAAAAAGAACAGGCCGAAAGGAAAGAAAAAGAAAGACAAGAAAAATTCAACCGAATGAAAGAAAAAATGACCTTGTTGGCAAAAGGAGTTAAATAATGAGCACAAATATAGACTCTCTAACAATAAAGGTTGACGCTCAAGTTGATGGAGCGATAAACCGACTAACTCAATTAAACAACGTTTTAGTCACGCTCCAACAGAACTCTGGCTTAGGAAGAATAAACCAACAGTTAAACAAAATTTCCGCCAAAGGCGTAACAAATTCCATCAATAACGCAAAAAAAGCCGTTGAGAATTTAAACAACACCAAAGTTGATAAGTTGTCTAATTCTCTTAACTCATTACGAAGCGTAACAAGCGGTGTGATGGGAGTCATAAAAAGTGGCTTAACTATCGCGGCTGGTATTCAGTTTTCCAAGCCTATTTCCGCCATTAACGATTATGTCGAGAACTTGAACCTCTTTAAAGTGGCGATGGGCGACAATTACGAAGAAGCCTATGAATACGCTAATCTTCTTGAAGATAAGATGGGTATAGACTCATCTGAATGGATGCGTAACCAAGGTATCATTCAATCTATGGCGAACGGTTTTGGTATCGCCAAAGACAAAGCTTATCAGTTCTCAAAAGGCATGACTGAAGTGGCATATGATTTATCCTCTTTCTATAACTTGCCTATCGATGTAGCGATGCAAAAAATCGAGTCTGGTATAGCTGGTGAAATCGAACCATTGAGAAGACTAGGTTTCGCATTGTCTGAAGCATCCTTGCAAGAGGTCGCTATGGCCCATGGTCTAGATACGAACATACGTGCCATGAGCGAAGCAGAAAAGGCTCAATTAAGATATATCGCTATCGTAGAACAAGCTGGCGCTCAAGGAGCTATCGGCGACTTCGCCAAAACTTTATCTTCCCCAGCCAATGCTTTAAGGATTTTGTCGCAACAAGTTCAACAGTTAGCACGCGCCGTAGGTTCGGTATTCATTCCAATCCTAACGGCCGTCTTGCCTTATATCCAAGCCTTTGTATCAATCGTTACAGATGCAATCAGAGCTCTAGCCTCTTTAGTGGGGTTTAAATTACCAGATTGGTCTGGCAGTTCATGGAGTGGCGTTGAAGCTGGAAGTGCTGCCGTATCAGACAATATGGGAACGGCCGCCAAAAATGCTAAGAAACTTCAAGACAATATCCAAGGCTTTGATGAACTCCATACTCTAGATGATGATACTTCTTCTGGTGGTGGTGGAGGCGGAGGAGTCTCTGGTGGTGGAATCGGTGATTTAACCATGCCCTCTGTCTGGGGCGAGTCCATGATAGCTGGAATCAATTCGCAAGTCGATGCGATTACCGAAAAGATATATAGCGCGTTTTCAGCCATTCAATCATTAGCCGTTGCTATATGGAACTCCGAGCCAATTCAAGCATGGCAAAAATGGGCCGTTACCGCCACAAATTTTTCCGTTAATTTGTTTAAAAGTGTTGGAACTAATATCTGGAATAACTTAGTAAATTCTTTCGATGTCGCCAAGGACAACATCATCCAAGGATTCAATAACATTTCGACATTAATAACCTTAATTTTCACTGATTTTACTAACAGTTTAACAACTTGGTCGCAACCAATTATTAACGGAGTCACAAATTTAGTGAATAGCATATGGTTGGGAGTAATAGACCCTGCTATTCAAGGTCTTTCCCAGTTATGGAGTGACTTTACCGCTTCTTTGTTGGCAACTTGGCAAGTATACGGGAAACCTTTGATTGATAATATCGGAGCGTTTGTAGTAAATACAATCAATTTATTCCAATCGATATGGGACAACGTCATAAGTCCAATAATAATGCCATTCCTAGAAGAATTGTCTGCTTTATGGAATGAGCATCTTAAATACGTTATCCAAGACGTAACTGACTTAGTAGCAAATCTTATCAATTCAGCTTTGGAAATTTATAACGAGTTTATCGTTCCTGTAATTACTTGGGTTCATGAAAAATTAGCCCCTGTTTGGAATTTTTTGAGTGAGACAGTTGCAACCACTTTAGGTGCTGTCTTATCGAAAGTAGATGAAGTAATAGGCGGCATCACTGAAATGTTTGGTGGAGTTATTGATTTCATTACAGGAGTTTTTACAGGCGACTGGGAAAAGGCTTGGGAAGGCGTTAAAAAAATCTTCTCAGGTCTTTGGGAGTCTTTAAAAGGAATAGTCTCTGGCGTATGGGACGGAATTTTAAACCTGTTCTCTAAAGGCGGGAAAATATTCTCTGGCGTAGTAGGGGCAATAGGTGAAGTATTTAAAAAAATTGTGAATTCCATCATAAAAGGAATTAACTGGGTCATAAGACAACCGTTTAATTTCATTAACGGAATCCTAAATACGATTAAAGAAATATCCATCTTAGGTATGCAACCGTTCTATGGTTTCTGGGGTTACAACCCTCTACCCGTACCTCAGATTCCATTATTGGCTCAAGGTGGTTACGTAGGAGCTAACGACCCTCGGTTGGCCGTAATTGGTGATAACAAGCGGTATGGTGAAATTGTCGCACCAGAAAATAAAATTTACGACATTTCTTACGAGGCGTTTAAGGATGCTCAAGGTGAAGACAGAACTTACGAGGCAGTCTACAATGCTGTAGTTCAAGCTTTACAGGATAACCCAATTAACGCTGATGTCTATATTGACGGCACGAAAATGACCAAGAAGATGGCGCAAATAAATAGAAAGTTAGAAAGACAAGTCGGTAAGAACGTCTTTGTAGGTTAGATATGGCAATAACAATCAATTCAATTCAAATTCCCACTCCGTCTGAGTTGTCAATCTCATTTCAAGACGTGGTGGAAAACGAAAGGCGAGACAATAAGGCTATTCTACATTTTACTCAAGTGCGCAAAAACATACGCAAATTAGAGTTCAAGTGGAATGTCTTGTTGCCTAACCAAATGCAGACCCTATTAAACGCCTTAAACACTGGCCCTTGGCTTACTTTGACTTACCCTTACGACCCACTAACGAAAACTTCTCACACGATTACTTGTTACGCTGGCGATAGAAAGATGAACTGGTACTCTTTCAACCCGAAATACCAATTCTATACGGATATAACAGTCAACCTTATCGAAAAATGATTAATAATCCTACTATCCAAAACAAAATATATGAAGACACTCTAGAAAAGAACTTCATCATAACGATGGGAGAAACGACCCTTGATAACGAGAATATCCTCCAAGGGTCTTTTTCCCTATCCGAAAGTTTGTGCAGTGAAGAGAATTTAGCCTTTGGGTCGTGCGAGTCTACTCAAGTACAGTTCACCATATTCAACACAGATTACACATACAAAGATTTTCAAGGAAAGTCATTTACGCTTCAAATCGAATTTCCCACCTTAGAAGAGACTTTGGACATGGGGAAGTTTTATATCACAGAGTCCACTAAAGAAGATGATGTGATTAAAATCACCGCCCTTGATTCAATGAGTTTATTCGATGAAAGCGCTGATGAATGGTTTAATGCGTACACTTTTGACAATAAGACCTTATTAGACATTTTTAAGGACTTACAAACCGAAGTATTAGGGGAAATTCAAGTTTCAACTTTACCTTTAAACGGGGATTTACCTATTTCCAAAACGGCTTACACCACAGGTCTTACTTATCGTGATGTCTTAAGTTGGATTGGGGAAGCTTCTGCTTCTTTCCCTCATTTCAATCGTTCAAGTCAACTAAAAATGTACACGCTCCCCACTCAATCTTCGGAACTTGACGTGCCTTATTATATTCCTCCAGTGGAATACGCCGATTACGTCACTAAACAAGTCACTAAGTTACAAGTCCGTACAGAGTCAAATGACGTGGGAATAATCGTAGGCGAGGGGACAAACACTTATGTAATTGAGTCAAACCAATTCATGATACCTCTTGACTCTTCTACTTTAATTCCATATGCCACAAACATTTTAAACCAAATCAAGGAATTTACTTATCGCCCTGTTTCGATTGAAGTGCCAGCTAACCCTCTAATTGAACTTGGGGATATGATAACAGTCGCACTAAACGATACCGAATTAGAGTCAGTCACTATTCCTATCTTCTCAAGAACAATGAGTGGCGGGCAAGGTTTAAGCGATGAATATTCCATCGAAGGAACGGAGTCACGCGAGGCCCAATCCTATGTGAATAGGGAAATAATCCAGTTAAATTCCAAATACTTAACGATTAAAAAGGATGTCGAAGAATTTAATGTCACCTTAGGTGGTATTGAAACAACCATCTCAGACTTAGAAGAGACGGTCTCAAAACTAGATACAGCTCTAATTTCTATCGTCACAGAATATGGTATAAGCGACTCTTCAAGTGTTCAACCGACTGAATGGGGCGAATACCCCGAAGATGTGGAAGACGGTAAATGGATATGGTCACGAAACACCTACACCTATTCAAATGGGGTAATTAATTACTCTTACACCCCGTTGGCTGAGCAAAATTCTGCTGATAACAAGGCTATTCAATCAATCACGGAAGAATATACCACTACTTCTACCGAAGATATGCCCACGGCTGGCTGGCAGACTACCATGCCCGAGTGGAATTCTGCTTTATATATATGGCAACGCTCTCACATCGTCTATACAGACAATACCGAAGAATACACCACTCCCACTTTAATCAAGGGTGGTATGGGAACGGTGATTTCCGAAACTGAGCCCGAAGATACTGATGTGTTTTGGTTCAATACTACCGACAATAAACTTTACTACTTCAATGGAAACCAGTGGGTAACTGTTGGTGATTATTCCAATGACATCAATGATATGTACTATCAAATCCAAACGGAGTATGAGCAGGCTCTTAAAATTGTCCAAGGTGAAATTAACACCACCGTAAGCGAAATTCAAACAGTAGTAAATGAAACGACCGAAACGGTAACAGAACTTTCCACATCAATCGAACAAACCAATAATCAAGTCTCTATTGCGATCAACAACATCAATTCCATCACTGACTCTTTAAATGGTAAGTTGGATGCTTCGACAATCGCAAATTATTTCGATTTCACGGGCGATGGTTTAAAGATTCACGCCACCAATTCAGTTTTCTCAATTCTTTTGTCAAACGATGAATTAGGCTTTTACCAAGGCAGTAACAAGGTCGCTTGGATTAATAACAATGAACTTCACATTACAAACGCTTTTATTACGCAAGAGGTAAGAGTTGGTGAGCCAGACGATTATATGTCTTTCGTTTATGAAGGACAAAATGGATGGAGTTTTATTTAAGGAGACAATATGGCAACATATAATTTTAATTTTAGTGGTGCAGGAGGTTCTGCTGGTTACACAGGTAAATTAACCTTAACCGAACAGACCATCAACTCCACAGATATATCAAACAACTCATCAAGAATTAAATGGACGCTTCAATTAACTTCTAAGAGTGGCTATTCATTCTCTGACATGGGCACTACCTCAAAAGTCACATTGAATGGAACGTCTGTACTTAATCAGACTAAAAGATTGGCTATTGGGAAAAATTCCACGATTACAATAGCATCTGGAACATTCACTTGCCCTCATAACTCAGATGGTTCTAAGACTATGTCTTTTAGCGCTTCGATCAGTCAAAGTTCGTCTTTGTCGTGGGCAATAGGTTCTGGTTCAACAAGTGGTAATTTAACGCTTTCTACTATCCCTCGTGCTGCTTCATACGTAAGCTTTACGGGGTCAAGTGTAGACGGAACATTCACCTTTACTTATAACTCTAAAGCGACTTTTAATTACAAATTAATCGTTAAAACAAGCGATGGAGCAGTAATTAAAACAATTGGTCCAGAGTCACACGCATCTGGTAATCAGTCTTTCTCTTGGACGTTTACCTCAGCCGAAAGAAACACCATATACGGGAAATACCCAACCCAAACCACGGCTACTATATCGGCGTATGTTGAAACCTACAACAGCTCAACCCTGATAGGTTCAACTTCTACTGCCACTATAAAGCCGTCAATCCCGTCTTCCATCAAGCCCTCCACACCGTCTATAACACCAACGGTAGTAAACACGGGAAACATTTCAGACTGGCCCGTATACGTTCAAGGGTATTCCAAAATTAAGGTAAATGTTTCTGCTTCACCTGGTACGGGAGCTTCTATCAGTTCTTATACTATTACAGTTGACGGCATTTCGATTTCAAATGGTGGACAAGCTGGACCATTCTCAAATGGCACAAAAACAATAAATGTAACGGCGTATGACACAAGAGGGCGTTCTACCTCTAATTCAACTACTTTCACTGTTCAACCTTATTCTAACCCGTCAATTTCAATCACGGCTCAAAGGTGTACCTCGAACGGGGTTTTAAGCTCGTCAGGCACTTACTTGCTTATCACGCCACAGTTTAGCTATTCCACTGTCGCTGGATATAACTCGATCACAAAGAGCATATCTTGTAACGGTGTTTCAAATACAACTTTCGCAAATGGCGATGCCTTTGTCTTAGCGGCTAACCTTGATGTAGCTAAGGTCTATACTGTTACGGCTAAGATTAGTGATACAGTAGGCAATGGCGCAACCATCTATGTCGATATTCCAACGGACAACCGACCTTTAAATTTCAATCACGATAAGACTGGTGCTGCTTTTGGAGGTTTTTCCACTTTGCCTAATGTTTTAGACGTTGCGTGGGACGGAAGATTTAGGCAAAATGTTGAAGTTGACGGCGAGCTAAAAATCGACGGCAGTTTGCCTTTAGTGAGAAGAACCCCGCCCAACCTTCCTAGCGGTGTTAATTATTATCGGGCTTTTTGTAGCGAAACTGATATTAATACAAGTACAGATAAATATTGGTGCATGATAGACAGTACAAACACATGGTGGCGAGGAACACAAACCAATGGCGCAGAAACGGTCGCGTGGGAAAGGATAAAAACGTATTTTAATTTTTTAAATTTTTATCCAAACCAAAGCGAATACAACAAACAGAATGGTGCTAGAAAAGGATATGTGGGCTATCCATCAGAGGGTAATTACGAGCTTTATATCTGTAACGAAAAACCAAAATCTAACATCAGATTAAAAGTTAAGGGCTCGACCAATGTGGCTGGCGAAGTGGCGCTTAATCCTTCATTTCCTGCTTTTCAAGCTACACAAGCTTTTGACGGTCAATTGTATCTAGGCATATCGTCTTCAAAATGGCGTGCGGTTTTTGCTACAAACGGTACTATCCAAACATCAGACCGCCGTTTAAAGCATGATATTAAAACCATAGGCGATAAATATATCGCTCTTTTTCAAGCCTTAAAGCCTATTCAATATATGATGAATAGCGGCGACCGTATTCATATAGGTTTCATATCGCAAGACGTTGAAGAAGCCATGCAAGAGGTCGGTTTAAGCGATTTAGAATTTGCGGGCTTTTGTAAGGACAAGAAGCAAAAAGAAGTCGAGATCAAAGACACATATATTGACGAAAACGGCGAGGAAAAAGAAAAGATCGACCATTGTTATGAAGATGTCTTAGACGAAGACGGCAACCCCGAATATGAATACTCATTAAGGTATGAGGAATTTATAGCGTTGAATACGCGAATGATACAAGACCTTATGGCAAAGGTTGAAGATCAGCAAATTCAAATCAATGAACTAAAACAAAAAATAGAAAAACTGAAAGGCGAAAAAACTGGGTAGAGTCTACCAACCTTTAGCCAAATGGTTCAAATCTCTAACATCATAGAAGACGAGGGCTTAAAATAGGGCTATGTGCTTGTGAATTTGAAGAAATTGAATTAAGTATCAAGAAAAATAAAAAAGCCTCACCAAGAGGCTAAAAAGTGGCGTTACTGATAAGGTAACGTCTTTTTTTAAAATGGTTTCGCCCAAATCATATAGTCTTCGATTTTCTCAACTTGCGAGCCTAACCCTTTTTCAACTATTGAAATAAATTCAAGAGTTCGCTCACTCCAACCAGCAATGTAATTCACCTTGTTACCAACAAATTGTTGAGTGCCATAGCCTTGTAAGTCGATAGCGTGCAACCAAACGTCTTTATTGATACGATTTCTATATTCTGCCAGCAATTTTTGAGGTGATTTTCTATAACCAAAATCAAGGTCGGACATAAGTTGGTTACATTCATTGTCAGAGATGAAGATAATCCTATCGGCATAGATATTGTTTTCAAGCAGTTCGCTAATAGGAAGACTCATATTTGTGCCACGCATGCATTTACTTAATCGATTGGCCATAGACAAAATAGCATCTCTTGAACTGATTTCAGTGCGGTAAACAGAATCACTGAAAGCATAGACCACAAAATCTTCGCATATTCTTGAGGCTAAAACGGCAAGAAGTGCAGAAACGTCACAGCATCTAACCTTGGAGTTTTTACTTAGCGCATCACACATACTACCAGATATATCATAAGCAATTACCGTAGTGCCTTTAAGCTTAGGTAAATTCTCAACGCTATAAGAAATGGCATCTTCTAGCACAACAGTGGCTTTGTTAGGCCACATGAGTTGTGAGACTTCTTTATAGGCGCTTAAAAATCTGAAAGGTAGTTGCTTAGACTTTAAGACGGCAGTTTTGTCACTTAATTTATCGAATACCTTATTAATGTTTCTTGGCTGTGCATTAAGAATATTCCTCAAATTCCTAAGCATAGCCATATAGCCTAATTTATTCTCTTCAATCAATCTTTCCCACGTTCCTTTATTGTTTCCATGGGCGCTTAATTCTGTTTCCCATCTCACGGCAACAGGTAAAGTATCATTCATAATATCAGAGAATAATTTTTCCGTTTTTGGTGTAGGTACAGGGTGAGTCAATTTAAGGACATCTTTGAATGAAATTTGTTTGTTTCCGCCATTGTATTTAGAGATTTGATAAGTATCGAAATTCCCAATTGTTTTAGCTAAAGCCTTTTTTAAAGCATTGGGAATTGGCTTATCGTACATCGAAAGGTAGCAAGCCAAAATCTCAGTCAAATCATCTGCTCTTTCACACACGTTTTCAACTGTGATTTTAGTGTATTTTTTCGCTTCATGAGCTACTATACAAGTCAAGACATGGCTCACACTTCTTAAATGGTAAACATTTCTTGCATAGATGGCTAAACTCGCAAGAAACTGTGGGTCGCTTTTGGCCATTTTTGTCGCATTTTCAACTAATTCATTAGAGTTATCTCCATAAAATTTATCTTCATTAAAGAAAGAAGTCAGAACTTGAGATACCAACAGTTCCTTAGGTTTCATTGCATAGGCTTTTTGCCCCTCGTGGTTTAAAGTCTTTTTACTTTCGTTAAATTTCATACTTACTCCTTTCAATAAAAAATGCCACATGACGTGGCAATAACAGAGAATGGGCGATAAGAGAAACGTGCTCTACCTACTGAGCTATACCCCCTAAGAGATGACTGGACTCGAACCAGTGACACCGCGATTATCAATCGAAGTATCTCTTATCTGCACTACTGTTAAAATTGCCAGAAGAATAATCGAAGCGGTTATTGGGGATTTGAACCCCCTGTAGAATTCAAAGTTCTATGCATACCTAGCGAAGTAACCGACTTCTGCACTATCTGACAATTTCATTCTTTCATATTTCGCCCCACAGTCAATCTTATTAATTTTCTTTTCACTCCAAGTAATATTGTAAAAATTACTATTTATACTACAATTTAAGTGTATATGTAAAAAGGAGCGAAAACATGATAACTTTTGATGAATTCATCAAGAAATATGACGGAAAAACGGTAGCAAATCCTAATGGCAGTTATCCAGGTCAATGCGTATCGCTTTGCCAAATGTACTTAAAGGATTGTTTCGGTCAACCTTTTAAGGCAAGAGGCAATGGTAACGCTTATGCTGGAAACTTAATCAGTTCTGGACTAGCTACAAAGGTATCTGTCAAGAGCGTTAAAAAGGGCGACATTATTTCATACCCAGCTGGTCATGATGGGTGTGACCCTCAATATGGACACGTGGCCATTTACTACGACAAGAACCACGTTTTCCAACAGAATGTCAATGTAGCTGGTGATGGGGTTGATACTATGACGGCCTCGCTCAACCACGGCTTTAAGCCTAAACTCGACTCGTCTTGCACCATTGCAAGAATGAAAGGTGGAGTCAAGGAAAAGTCAGCCACAGAAATTGCCGAAGAAGTAATTGATGGTAAATGGGGTAACGGCGAAACGAGAAAAAAGAAACTAGAAAGCGCTGGTTATGATTATGAGACCGTCCAAGCTAAGGTAAATGAATTGCTTGGCACTAAGAAGTCCATCAAGGAAATCGCTCAAGAAGTAATCGATGGCAAATGGGGCAATGGAACAGACCGTAAGAACCGTCTAACCAAGGCTGGCTACGATTACAGTAAAGTCCAAGCTCAAGTCAATTCAATGCTCAACACCAACCTAGACAAAATCGCAAAAGAAGTTATCCAAGGCAAATGGGGTATTGGAGCGACACGCAAGGCCAGATTACAGGCCGCTGGATATGACTATAATAAAGTCCAAGCCAAGGTAAATCAGTTATTAAAGAAGTAGAGGAGATTAAAAAATGCAAATGTCAAATAAAGTATATAACGTATTAAAGTGGGTAGTAATGATTGTAATGCCAGCTATGGCTACTCTTTACCAAGTATTAGCGGGGTTATGGAATTTCCCTTTCGCCGAGCAAATCGTTGGCACTATCACCGCTTTGGCTACTTTCCTAGGGGCTTGTCTAATGATTTCTACTAAGAATTACAACAAGACCCAAGATGGACAGTAATTTAATCTTAGGTCTTACTTTCACTGCTATCGTTTGTATCTTCGGTTTCTTATGGAGCTTTAAAAAGGCTATCCTATCAAACCGAGAACCAATAGAGAAGTTAAATGAGTCAATCATTAAACTAACGGCGACCATTGACCAAATCTTTGACAAACTAAAAATTTTAGATACAAGGGTCACGAAACATGGCGGAGAATTAGACCAAGTGAAAGATAGAGTCTTAGAGCTTGAACACAAGCAAGCTCATTACGAGACGTTGCTAGAGTCCATTAATAAGAGACTAGACAAAATCCAAAACACGCTTGACGCAATGTAGAAATATGAAATAATAAAATCGTCCCGTATTAAGCCCTTTAAAAGGGCTTTTCTTTTAAACGAAATATAGTAGTATGAAGTTAAAGAAGGAGTTTCCTTATTATCCTTTCACCAATTTAGTAATTTTATCCCTTATGGCAAAATCAAAAACATGACGTAATTAACTTTCATACAGGTCTTCCATTACTCCCTCTTTACATTAAAATTAAATATATTAAAATAAGATACGGATAATCAATTTTGTTTTTTATGTTAGAAAGGCTCGGTGCATCAGCATCGGGTTTTTTCTTTACAATGAAACGAAATATGATAGTATAAAATATGCCCCACAAAATTCACCTCCTTTCTTTGTGATAAGCGTGGGGCTAAAGAGTGAACTAGCTTCCCAAGCGAAAAGGGCTTGATACATCAGTATCGGTCTTTTTTTATCTTGAGTTGTAAAACAATTATGGTAAAGTGGTAATAGGACAACGCTTTATACTTTTCACGTTGTCTCACTTTTTCCTTTCTATACCCCTTAAAAGGGGTTTTTATTTGATTGGAAAAAATCCGAAAAAAAATCCGAAAAATCCGAAAAAAAATCCGTAAATTAAAAGTGTACTCAAAGTACACTCAACGACATATATTAGCCTATTTTAGGTATTAAATCGACATTCAATCGACACTCAACGACATATAAATTGGTCCCCAAAGCCGGACTCTAAGAAATGCTAAAAAAGCCTTATTTTAGGGCTTTTTTTGATATAGGGACTCGCAAAATCCGAAAAAAATCCGAAATTTATTCAATAGATTCCAACGCTTCTTTCTTTAATTTATCGTTTGAACGGGCATATTCAATGCTCATCGAAGATGAAGAATGGCCCATTAATTCCATTACAGTGCGAATATCCGTGTTCTTAGAGATTAAAGAAGTTGCGAAGTTATGGCGCAGCATATAAGCTCTAAATTCAATTCCTTTGCGTTTACTGATTTTTCTTAAATAATTGCTAACATAAGTAGAGTCTAATAATTCACCATTATGTTTCTCAAACAAATAATTAGAGGGTTGCATTTTAAACAAGTCTTTGATTATCGGTTTTAATGTTTTAGGAATAGGAAGTTTTCTTATTGAAGAATAAGTTTTGGTTTTTTTAATTCCTTTTTCGCCGTTATGAGAAGTACCAACGGCCTTATTTATGCTCACATATCCATTTTTAAAATCGTTTTTTGTAAGGGCGAAACATTCGCTTGGTCTTAAACCAAGATAGTACATTAAAATTAAAGCATAGGCTATCAAGTCTTTGTTTATGCCTTTACTTTCCTTGACACATTCAACTATTTCCAAAATGGAAATATCTAGTTTTTGGTTTCTGGGCTTATTAATTTTCTGGCTTTGAGGGACTATGACTTTATCGCAAGGATTGACCTTAATGTAGTCGCACACCATAGCGCACTTAAAAATTCTTTTCCAGACAGAAAAAATGCGATTTATAGAGTCTTGCGATTTATTTATGGCACGTGTTAAAGACAAGGTTATATCTTTAGAGGAAATATCGGTTATCCTTTTGTCAAAAGGTTTAATATGACGGTTAAAAATCAAATCGTGTTTACGGTCTGTTTCAGAGGTTAAAGGAATAATCTCTTTACATTCTTCATACACATCTTTAAGGGTACTTTTTGAGCTTGCTAAGCGCCGTTCTTTAAGAGCTAGTCTTATTCTATCTCTTTCCATGATTGCTTTATCCAGAGCCTCTTTTGGGCTGCCATAGTCTTTTGAATTAAAAGACTTTGAAAAGGTCTTGGTTTCCTTATCGAAATATTTAAAATTCACCTCGTAAATTACGTGGCCGTTTCTTTTTCTTTTGGTAATGTACTTTTCTTTCATAATTTCGAATTTGAACAATATTTTCGTTAAATATGCACTTATTTGACAAATTTTCGCAATATAATGTTGAAAATAACTAAAATTTGAGTTATTTACTCAAAATTCTTAATGGAAAGGATTAATCTCCCAACACACCTAAAGTGCTGGTTGGTAGGGTCTATTATTATAGGGTCATATTTGGAATTGGCTGGGTGAAGAATGATTAGATTATTTTGAACGGTGAACTTCTTACAAGTAGCTTCGTTTTCGTCAATGCAGAATGAGCCAATCTGCCCAGAGTCTATTTGTGAGGTAAGTTCAAATACAAGTAAGTCTCCATCATCTATCCCAACTCCATTCATAGAGTCGCCTTTGGCATATTGAGCGAAATATTGTTTGCTCGGAGCTAACTTTTGTGATGGTACGCTTACATAGTCCAAAATATTATCATCGTTAAACCCACCGTCCCCGCAACAGATAGAGGAATAGAGGGGAACTGTTTGAGTGGCGATATTAGCTTTAGTTAAAGGCCTATCGTCCCAGCCCATTATATAAGTAGGCGTTGTTTCTAGTGCTTTAGACAACAACTCTATCTTATCACTTGGTATGTTAGTGATTATGTCGCACTCATATTTGAAAATGGTTTGTTTTGTTGTCTTTACTTTAGCAGCCAATTCATCTTGAGTCATTCCTAACTTTTTCCTTAATTGTCTTATTCTGTCACCTTTCGTCATATTGAACATCTCCTTTGACTATAATATAACAGAAATAACTTTAAAAGCGATAAAAAAGTAATAAAAAAAATAAAAAATAACTTGACAGGTTATTTTTACTGATGTATGATGATAACGTAAAAAGTTACAGAAAGGAGGGTAAGATGATAAATACCAATAAGCTAAAAGCCAAGATTGTCGAAAACGGCATGACCCAAGAAAAAGTAGCTAAACAACTAGGTATCACACCTAAAACGTTTTATACCAAGATGAAAAAGGGAGTATTTGGCAGTGATGAAATAGACCAGATGATTGAGCTGCTTAAAATCGACAATCCAAACGAATATTTTTTTACTCAAAAAGTTACTCAAGAATAGAAAGGGGGCATAAATGAATAGCTTTAAGTTAGCCTATTCAACAAAAGAAGTCGCTTACTTACTCAACTGTTCAGTCAGAAAAGTAAATGAGCTAAGAAGACAAGGAAAGTTAAAAGGCGAAAAGCCTGGCAGAACCTATATCTATTCTGCTGACACGATAAAAAAATATCTAGAAAGAGGGAAAAAATGACAGTTCAAAAACACGGAGATGGTCTTAGTGTAATGAAATTAACTTACAAAGACTACAATATCCCACCATTTCAAAACGAAGTGGAAATTCAAAAATTAAAAACAAAAAGAGAAATGTATCAAACGATTGCAATCGCTTGTATCTCATTAGTCCTAATCACATTAATCGTAGGAGGTGTACTATGGTTGACTTCACTAAGATGACAGATGAAGAAATCGAAGAATACGAAAACAGAAGAGAAGACTTCATTAACGAACTAGAGAGCCGTCTTGAAAATGATGTATACGAGGCTTTATTAGATGAGTTTGATTATGACGAATTATATGCCATGACAGATGAAGTCTTAGATAGAACGCTTGGCAGAATTGAAGAACAAGTCGAGCGAGACAGAAAAGAACAAGAAGAAGAAATGGAATGTATGATGCACGAATGGTGCATGGGGAGATTGTAATGGCAGAAAATATTTACTTACGATTAGCGAAAGCACGTGTTGAAGTGCAAAAGCGCTGCACTAAAAAATCTGGTCACAATAAGTTTGCTGGATTTGATTACTTTGAACTAGGCGACTTCTTACCACAGGCTACTGAAGAATTATCTAAAGTTGGGTTAGTCGCATTATTCAATATTGGTTTAAGAGCCATTGACACTGTTGAAAACAAAATCACTCAAGATGGCGTTGTAACAGAAGAAAAGAAGAAAGCTTTTAAAGAGGTTGCCACCTTAACCATCACAGACGGTGAGAATGAAATCGTCTTTGAAACCCCAACAGCTGATGTCGAAGTCAAGGGCGCAAATCTAATCCAAAATTTAGGCTCTAAGCACACTTACTTAAAGCGTTACCTTTATATGAACGCTATGGAAATGAGCGAGCATGACGGTGTGGATGCAACGATTAAAAAAGATGAAGAAACTAATAAAAAGTCACCCGAAAAAACTGTAAAAAAATGTAGCCCAGCTCAGCTAAACGCAATCAAAAGAAAATATTCTCAAGAAGAAATTCCAATGATTTTAACTGAATACGGCATTGATAAATTAGAGGATTTATCCATTACAGATGCCTCAGACATCATCCAAAAAAGGAGTTAGGAAATGGAATTAGTAAAAGTAGAAAACAATCAAATCGCCATTGCGAATGAACTATTAACAAAAATGAAACTTCTTCACGAAGAGGCAATGAAGCTTCAAGTCGAAGAAGATAAGCTAAAACAAGCCTTATTAGAGGCAATGGAAAACAATGATATTAAAAAGATTGATAACGAAGTATTCTCCGCCTCTTACACCGCACCAAGCGTTCGTAAGTCAGTAGACACTAAGAAGTTAAAAGATGAGGGAGTGTACGAATACTACCTTAAAGAGACACCTGTCAAAGCTTCTATCAAGTTGTCTTACAAATGATTACGTATATCGAAGACGGACATATCTATCTCAATTCTGATGGAGTAATTATCCCGTCTGTCTCCGAACTATGTACGATAGCCACCAACAAATCGTTTGATAACATACCATCCTTTATTTTAGAAAAGGCAGCGAACCACGGAACTAATGTCCATGATTCCATTAGTAAATACCTTAACGGTGAAAAATATTTTTGTTCCTCTGTAGCTGAAACATTAGCCGTGGACGAATTTAAGCGTTTAATTACCCCTTATCTTAACCAAAAAATATCAAGCGAAATGTTGGTTGACTATAAAGAATTGTGGGCTGGGCGCATTGACTTATTGATTGGCACTGAACTAGCAGACATTAAAACCACATTTAAACTAGACCTCAAATGGTTAGAGTGGCAACTTGGATTTTACAAGTACGCTCTAGAAACTCATAGGCATAAAATCACCTCCACAAAAGCAATATGGTTACCTAAAAATCATGCTGGTCAAATAGTTGATGTCGTCCCCCACACATTAGAAGAATGTTTAGAAGTTTATGATATATGGCTCAAAAGAAAGAAAGAAGAGCTTTCAAAGTTACCGTTTTAGGAGCAAGTATGAAGATTAAAATATTAGGCCAAATGTATGACTTGGAACTTAAAAACATAGTCTCAAGAGAAGAAGAAAGAGCTGGGCAAGTTTGTTACGCAACAAATACGATAACTCTATGCTCAGACCTTAAACCTAATCACTTACAAGTCACTCTTCTTCACGAGGTTATCCATGCTTTGTTGTTTCAATTGGGGTTTTATGACGAAACCGACAATGAAAACTTGGTATGTGCTTTATCTCAAAGTCTGTATCAAGTCTTAGTGGATAATCCCGAAATATTTGGCGAACTAGAAGGGAAGTTAGGCAAATGGATTTATTAGTAGAACTTGACCGTAAAAGACAAATCCTTAATCAAAAAATGAATGACTCCGTCAAGGCTGGAATGAAGTTAGCTCAAGCCGAGCATGACTATAGAGTTTGTTTAAAACAAAACGTCCTTAAGTTAGAGGCCGAGGGTTACAAGGTCACCACCATCAATCTAATCATTTACGGCATCGAAGAAGTCGCTGATAAAAGGTTAGAAAGAGACAAAGCACAAGTCTTATATGATGCCAATAAGGATGCGATTAATTCTTGTAAGTTAGAGCTTAAATTACTTGAGGCACAAATCAATAGAGAGTGGGGCTCATATGGCTCAATCTAAGTTACAGACCGAAAAAGAGTGCTACCTATGCCACTCTAAAGTAAACCTTGAAGACCACCACATATTCAATGGCCCTAAAAGGAAATTAAGCGAAACCGATGGACTAAAGGTTTGGCTATGTCACTACCATCACACTGGTTCAAATAACTCGGCGCACCTTAACCACGAAGTCGCCTTATTTCTAAAACAAAAAGGACAGGAAGAATATGAAAAAACTCATACACGAGTACAGTTTGTCAAACGATATGGAAAATCTTATTTGTAAGTTTGAGATTATGGGTAAATTACCCTCACTAAACGATTACGTGACAGCTTGTAGGGCGAATTATTACAAGGCCAACGCTATGAAAAAGAAGTGCGAAAAAACGGTCATAGATGCACTCAGAGCGCACAAAACCAAAAAGATAAATAAATACCCTCTACAGTTTGAAATCACGTGGTATGAGCCCAATAGATTGCGAGACTTTGACAATGTGTGCTTTGGAGTCAAGTTCATCTTAGATGCAATGGTCAAAGGTTCATATATCCCAGATGATAGCCAAAAATATGTGCGTTCGATTATTCACCATGTCGAAGTCAACAAGGAATATCCCCACATCGAGGTAAAAATAAAAGCCCTATAAAGGGCTAGAAAAAAGGGGGAATAATAAAATGACAATATCATTATAACACAATAGGAGGAAATGTAAATGACACATGAACAAAAAGTATTGAATTATATGAAGACCCATCTCGGCGCTATCACTTCTTTAGAAGCCTTTAAATATCTAAACAACACTAGATTAGCCGTCTCGATCGACGGATTAAGAAAAAAAGGGTATGAGATAGACACTGTAATGGAGAGTTATAAAAAAGTAAATGGCGAAAGAGTCAGATTTGGAAGATACCATTTGAAGAAAGAACCAAATGTTAGATAATTAGAGGTTATACAGATGATAGATAGTTTTATCATTTATACAAATTATATTGAAAAACTTCAAGGATTAAACGATGCGCAATTAGGCACGCTTTTTAGGGCTATTTTGGAATATGAATACAGCGAATTAAAGGAAATGCCAGACATTCAAGACGAAGCCGCAAAGGTTGCATTTTATTTCATCAAAAGCGACCTAGATAACAATTATAAGAAGTATATCGAGACTTGCAACAAGCGCAAAGAGAACCTTAAAAAAGCTAATGCAAGCAAGGAAAGTGCAAATGCAACGCAAATGCAAAGCGAATGCACCCCAAGTGCAGTGCAAATGGGCAGTGATAATGATAATGAATATGATAATGATAATAAAAAAGAAAATATAAAAGAAAAAAGAAATGAAGACATTTCTTCTGTCGTCTCGTACCTCAACGACCATGCATCTACTCATTATCGTTTATCATCAAGAAACACAAGGTCTCATATCAACGCAAGATTTGAAGATGGATATACAGTCGAAGATTTTAAACAGGTGATAGATACCAAGTGTGACGAGTGGTTAGGAACTGACATGGCTAAGTATCTAAGACCTGATACTCTTTTCGGCACAAAGTTTGAGTCTTACCTAAACCAAAAGCCAAGGGCTAAACCTCAAGCACCTAATTATTCAATCGACAACTCGAATTTAGGAATCACTGAAGAAGACATAGAAAGGTACTTGAAATGAATTTTATCGAAAATTTTTTACAGGCGAACGATTTATCCATCAATGAGCCGTTTCACATCGAAGGTGATAAAAACACTTACTCATTTGACGATAAATACGAATTGACTGTCCAAGTGAACGATAGGCTCGGAAGAGCAGATAGCTCTATATTGTCAGCAATCCTCATTGGAAACAGAAAAATAAACAAGTTAGCTAAAAGAGTCGAAGATTTATGCGATGGAGACTTGTTTTATGCGATTGATGATTTTTGTAACGTATTAGCCTTGTCATACGGCGAAAACCATTCGAGGAATAAACACTTTGGCAACGCATTTATGACCGAAGAAGAGGCTAATAAGTGGCTTAGAGGACAAATTATTGATACGGAATTAAAAAACCTTGGCGGCCGAAGAGATTTAGCTAAGCCAAGAGGAGTGATTGGCTACATTGTCGTGTTCAATTATGTCAAACGATGCTTTGTAGTTTCAAAGAAGAAAGTTTATTTGCCTCTCGGAACTTATTGGTTTAACACCGAAGAAGAAGCTCAAAATGCCATTCAAACAATAGGTGAGGACACCTTAAGAGAACTGTATGGCTTAGAAAAGAAAAGGATGTATAGAAAAGGTTAATGATATACCCAGATTATGCCAGGTGGTTTCTAGAAAGTTACGTCTATGAACGAAATGTATAAGCGAATGGTTTCGAGTTTCAAAGAGCTTGAAAAACTAGTTGAAGAAAGAAAATTAACATTAAGTGAAGAATTATTTTGCCAGCACATTAAAGCTGAGCTGGAAAAATTAATCAAGCATTTTAAGGAGAAATCTATTTAGTATGACTGATATTTACAATGAAGCATTAAAAAAGTGGGGTCTTACAGCTCAACAGGACATTGCCATCGAAGAGTGCAGCGAACTCGTTAAAGAAATCTGCAAACTTAAACGAGGTACAGGTGATATTGACAGGTTAGCAGAAGAAATAGCTGATGTAGAGATAATATGCGATGAACAGGCTTACTACTACGACATAAGACCGCAAATAGAACAAATCAAAAAATTAAAGCTCGAAAGACTTGAAGGGAGAATAAATGACAGAAATAACCATGATTACAGGTGAAGTCATACTCGTCAAAGAAACCCCAGAGGAAATATTAGCACCAGCTGATTATAACTTTGGAGAAATGTTTAGAGAGCTAAATACTAAAACCAGAAAAATTTTTGTCAGATTAAAACACATCGTATTAATGAAAGAGATTAAAAATGACACCAGAACAAGCCTTAACTGAATTAGAGAAGATAGTTTATTCAACCAACATCAATCTCGCAATGGCGGAAAGAGCCTCTGAATGTATCGAGGTATTGAAAGAAGTTATCTATGGAAAAGAGAATGAATAAATACAAAGCCATTCACGAACATTGCCAAAAAGAAAATGAGCAGCATGATTTAAGAATGATTTACAATGTACCAAATCTTACTGATATGGTTGTTAGAATCCAAGACGCCAAAGGACGTCATGCGGAGAGAAAATGCCAAAAGAAGTAATGGAGAGGTCAAAATGTATGGTATGTGGCAAATATTGTGGCGAAAACACCAAAACACAAGTCATGCCGCTTAAATACTATGACTGTTCTGGTAAATTAGTGGGAATCAAACCTACAAAAGTAAACTTGTGTAATGAGTGTTCAAACAAATATGTGGACTTAATTTACAAGTTCTCGCATTTGATTTACACCGTGAAGGGAGTGGAAAAATAAAGATGATAAAGGTAGAAAACGATTGGGTAATTGAATCCGATGGTATGCAATATATCCTTAAGGAACGAACCTACACGTATGACAAACACGGCAGGGAATTATTCAAAACCCCTACCTACTACCATTCAGTAGAAGATGCCCTTAAAGGTTATGCTCGTTATAAACAACTGAACTTTGTGAAAGACAATGATATGTCAGTAGCTCAAGCCATTATGGAATTTAAAAAAATAAACGATGACTTAGAAAAGATTGTGAGGGTAAACGGGTGAAAAATAAAGAGAAACGTTTAGAAGATATTTTAGATAATTTTAAACATTTTGGGCGAGTGGCGAAAAACGGCGAACTTGGTTTGTGCACAAGAGGCATTCATTGTGATGATTGCATTTTTACCTATGCCATATGTGAATATGAAAAAGAGCAGTGGTTAGAGCAAGAATACAAAGAGCCTAGCAAATTAACCGAAGATGAAAAAGCTATCTTAAGGAATGTAGACAAGCAATACAAATATATAGCAAGAGACAAAAACAAAGATTTGTATCTATATAGTAAAAAACCACTTAATCAAGAGTGTGAATGGCGTGTCATAGTATATGGCAATAATAGTGAGTTGAAAGCATTTAATCATTTATTCCAATTTATCTCGTGGGAAGATGACGAACCTTATTTAATCGAGGACTTGTTAAATGAACGCTAAAGAAATATTAGAAAATTTAGGCTATAAATTTAAAGAAAATGAACTTTTTATATATTACGATATTAACGCTGAGCGCTATTTCATCTTCGATAAAAGAAAAAAAGAAATATCAATAGGTAGTTACGATATTTCAGTTGACGAGCTCAAAGCAATTCATAAACAAGCGGAAGAATTGGGGTGGTTAGATGAATAA